TTACAGTTCTGTTTGTTCTTTGTTTTTTCTTAATAACTTTATGATGCGGTATGTGATCACAGAAAGATAAGTTAGGATGAGAATGATTGTATAGGACACAGGGAAGTCGCTCGTCATTTCGTGATAAATGAAATAGATGAGCAGCACTGACAGCATAATGATCTGGAGCAGTTCTTTTTTCATTTTTCTCTCCTCTCATGATAGGGATTTGGCCAATTATATCACAAATGATGTCATTTTTTGTTAGCTATCAGCAAGGAAGCATTTCCTCACTTGCTGATAGCTTTTTTTATAGATCATCATTTCTTCTGTAATTGTTCGATTTTGTTCTTCGTCTTCGGTCCGTAAATTCCGTCTGCAGCTAAGCCGTTCATGAGCTGGAACCGCTTGACCGCATTCGCCGTTTTCGGTCCATAATAGCCGTCAATCCCGTTGTTTTTTGCCCCTTTGTCTGGGTGAAAATAGAGGGAAGATAAGGCTTTTTGCACGGCAGTGACTTGAGGGCCTTTTGTTAAGGGCTTGGTGACTTTTAAAATGCCAGATGGCAGATTTGACGATTTCTGTTTGGAAACGGGTGCTTTATGGCTCAAACTTTCTGCCTGAACTGGTTTTCTTGTGCTTTTGCTGCCGGTTTGCGCTGTGGCTATTCCAGCTTTAAACTGATCCCACCCTCCGAGAAGTTTCCTTGGACACTCTTTCCCGCTCCAATGTTTATGAGGCACTACATTTGATAAGGGAATTCCGAAATCTCCCATCAGCTTTCGAATGAGCCATTGGGCATTTTCGACTGCTTGTTCAAAGTTGCCGTCTGCATTTTCACAAATTTCAATACCAATTGATTTCATATTGCCGGTGCCTTTGCCATCCCCTGCGTGCCAGCCGTTTTCGTTTAACGGTAAATGCTGATAAATCACCTGATCATCAACGGTGTAATGCCAGCTCACCCCGGTACTTGAACGTGCAACAAACGCTGCATGACTGGCCGCATTAGCGCCTTTTGCACTGTTAGACGTATTATGCACTGTAATATAGAGCGGCTTCATCGTGTTTCCTGGTCTGTTGCGATGTTGTTTTGGAATCAATGCTTGAATGATTTTTACCATGTCGTTTCTCCTTCAAGTATTATTTTGTTAGCCCTCTTTGTTTCAGAGCATCTTTTTGTAATTTGCCTTTGTAGGTCACATAATTGTTTTTAAACCAAGCTATTACCGCTGTGACCATAGTGAAAATTGTAGAACCTGCCACATATAGTGCCTCACCTGCGGTTTGTACTTGCTCCTCACTAATCGGCAGCACTGTCTGTCCAAACATGACAAGCGTTTGATTGATCAGAGCAATAAAAAGAAGCACTGTGCGAATCACAGTGCCTTTGTCGAATGTTTTCATGATATTTACCTCCTATTTTAAATTCCGTTCAATTTTGTCAAGCTTGTCGATCACGACATCATACTTCTCACTAAACTTTGCTAACACATCATTTTGCGCCTCGATTTGCTCATTGAGTTTGTTTTCTCTTTCCTTTGTTGTGTTGAGAACATAGAACAGAATCCAGCAAAAGAGAACGGCAAATGGGCCTTGTGTCATTAAGTTTTGAACAACATCTACTTCCATTGAAATCACCTTCTTTCCGACAAAAAAATAAAGCCATTAGGCTTCGTATTTGTCTCCTGTTATGTCTTGATAGTCGTCTGCCGAGATCCAGCCGATCCTTACATAAAATGCAATGTCCTCTGGGCCGTAACATTGCCAGTCCCAAAATTGTTTGATATCTGCTACAGTTGGAAACATCATTCTGAAGTCCTCCCTGTCTGCATAGCCAATAGCTGCGTTAATTGTTTAGATAATAAAGCATTTTGTTTCTTTAAAAGTTCTATATCACTTGGCGGGAGAGGGGCTGGTTTTAGGCTATCTATATACTCCTGTGTCGCTGATTCATACCATTGCTGTTTTTCCACATCAAAAGCTGCTTTATAAAAAGAGGGATTATTGGGTGGAGCAATTGTTGTGCATTGATCTGGAATGATATAATTTCCTTCATCATCCCTCTCAAACACTACTATAGGTCTGACCAATTCATTTTGATGATTGTACTCATAAACTTGTATCATACTATCACTTCCTTAATTTAATGGGACGACTGTGTCTAAATAGTAGCCAGTTACTGCACTTTCATTCGCTGCCAGTAAACCAGTTAGCTTTAGTTCTCCTGTCTTATATATAAGTAATTTACTATGACCCGTTGTACCTGATACGGGAACTGACACCACAAGACCTTTCTCTGGTAAACCTTCGGCTGGAATCCGTCCACAGATGATTTCTCTATTTGCTTTTAGATGACCTCTCAGCAACAACAAATTTCCCCATTTCACATATTCAACTGGTCTATCCCCTATAGATGAACTTTTGTCTAAGGTAACGCTAAGCCACGTGACATGTTCAAACTCAGCATTTGTCACTAGCTGTTTCCAGCCCCTGAAGATTCCATCAGTATGAGTAGTTCCGTACCAATGGCTGTTATCATAGCTTCGACTCACATGAAAAGTTTTGCGGTTATTTCCCGTTTCTAAAATATCTACATTAAACCAAGAAGCATCGGTCGTTGATGGCATATTTACTGCATTCGTTCCAGAGACATAATAAAAACCAGAAGGCAGAGTGAGTATATCTGTACCAGTAGGAATAAGCATTCTATTTCCATTCGCTTTCAATAATGGGTGCTCGTTCAATCTCTTCCAGCCGCTCCATTCTTGCTGAGTACCGGTAACATCTGTCGTCGATCGATTGATGTATACATCGCCTGTATTATTCGCCCCAATGATCCAACCATAAGTATTTTCACTAAAGACTGATAAGGCCCTCATAGAACTTTTTGTAGGCAGATCGGGATGTGCTTCATGAATATACCAAGAATGCACGCCCGGTAATTTGATAAGTTTATCTAAAATACTAGGATCGTTTGCATTAATTCTTTCATAAGCTTTTCCATCGTCAGCAGTGATTTTAGATAGTTGTCCTGCGTCCCATTTGTTTTTTTCATTTTGTGTCGGCAATTGGAGCCAGTTTATTCCGACGTCATTCAAATGATAGGAAAAACAAAATGCATTGCCTGATGTGTCAATCGCGATTCCTACGCCAATATTATTTTGACCTACAAGCTGAAAGCCTCTTAATGCAGCATTACCTATAGCAGGAGAATCGACTACTCCAGAACCTCCCGGAGCATAGAACGAGCAGGCACCTAACGATTTAATCCCGTTATAAATACTGCCGCCAGCAGGGATATTCACCAACTGGGACCCGTTATCATTTGTCATTTTATATAACTGAGATTGATCCCATTTCTGCTTTTCTGTTACAGATGCATGAGATGTTGCATCATTTTTGTGTTGATTGATTTGATCCAAAAGTCCAACATCATTTTCAAGAATAACCTTGATCATGTCATTAAACAGATCTGCATGGGCTTTGTCACTGACTTTAAAAGAACGAGGTGTCTTTATCTCCATGAACATTCTCCTTTTATATTTCAGCTCTAAATATTGGTTTTATCTTCACCTTGTGCTGAACTTAAAACCAAATGTAATAAACTCAGTCGGATTGGCGTTATTTGAAGATGATTGTACACATACATTACCCTCTTTATCTATTAATGTACGATGGAATTGTGGTACTCCTGGAGTCCCTATACTTGAAGCGACTCCTACAAAATGCATTGCCTGTTTCGGCCGATATTCTTCAGGCAAAATAAATACTGGATTATTTCCTAAAATCCCACCTTTTATAGCTCCTACTATCTCAACTTCACCTAAGAGATTCTTGCGATATTTTACTGGCAAATTAATAGGGTCATATTCCTTCCAATTGCTTTTTATCTCTTTAGGTGTTTCCCAAGATCCTTCTAATAGATCTGATAGCGTGATTTGCTTCTCCCATGGTGTCCATGATTCTGCATTGTGTTTAAGAACTCTAAAGTATGTGTTCTTCCCATAAACAGATTCGTATGCTATTTGCACTAATGTACTGCCATAACTCATGACCAATAAAAACACTCGATTAATGGAAGGGGATGGGCCGTTTATTCCTGCATTATATATGAGATACATCCCTGTCTGAGTAAGGGTATTATAGTCTGTCTCGCTAGCAAACCCATGATAAATGGGCTTTCCATTATCTTGTGTGATTTTTACTAATTGACCGTTATCCCATCTGTTCCTATCACTTTCTGTAGGCAGCTTTGTCCATGTAATCGACGTATGTCCGGCATCATAATAGAAAAAATAAGCATTACCTGACATATCAATTGCAAAGCCAGAGCCAATATTGTCTTGGCCTACTGTCTGCAGCCCTCTTATTGATACATTCGGTAAGGCAGGTGAATCCTCCACACCAGCAGCTGCATAAAATGTACATGTTCCTTTGTCTTTTATCGCATCAAATATACTTCCCCCGGCTGACACATTGATAAGCTGTCTTCCACTATCAGCCGTGATCTTATAACTCTGGGATTCATTCCATTTTTTCTTTTCTGTTTCAGATGCGTGTACTCCGCCATCATTTGTATGTTTTAAGAGATGCTCTAATAATCCAGTATCATTTTCAAGTAGTACTCTGACCATGTCATTAAACAGATCTGCATGCGCTTTATCATTCACGTTAAAAAGTTTTGGTTCTTTTATTTCCATTCGGTTTTCACTCCCTTGCCTTGAAATTTGGTTCAATCTCTTGCAGCTGCTCTAAAGTGAGTATCCTTTGCTCGTATCCTGCATTTAGATCTTCCATCGAACAATCATCTAGTTCAACTGCTTGTTTGACCAACTCAGGTGTTATCCATTGGAAATATAATGCCATACCCAATAATTCATGTTGTACTCTCTCCTTTAATGAAAAGGATGTCATTTTTTAGCGCTTTTAGTTCGTTTGATAGAAGATCACATTGATGTTCAAGCTGTTTTCTCATCAGCTTTTCTTTTGCTACTTCTTGTGCTAGATAATCTAGCGGGAGCGGTGGTTGATACCTTGGATTGGCTTGTGATTCCTCCCACCATTTTTTCAACTCTTTCTCTGTTGGTTTGGGCACATCAAGATACCATTCATCTATATACGAACCAGCACCGTCATTTCTTAGTTCAAAATCCTTTTGCGGATCCGCATCGGGATATTTATATTTAATGGCTTCATATAAAATCATCAAAACCCTCCTATACTCGCGGGAAATTTCGGCCGCCTACTTCTGTAATGTCAAAATAGTTGTACCAGCCTGAGTTATCTGATATATAACGACTAACGTCTCCGTCATATCCTGCGTACATGTAAATTTCTAAATAATCCCCTTTATTAGCCGGTACATTGGCAGAACCATAAAGTCCCATACTAAAACTCAACGTATCAGATGGGCTTGTCGGACTTTGTCTTTGATGTGAAATATTTTTATATCTTTTTCCATTTAAATAGATCGATAATTCAAAGTTTGCATACCGTTGAAAGCTTTCAATATACACACCAGCATTCACTGAATACATTCCGTTTTCAGGGCAGATGAAGCGATTATTTTTGATATCAAAATTGTTATGACTGTCTTTTATCTTTCGATTAAAAAGGACTTTTTGATACTCTCCCTTGGTTAATAACTGCTTCCCAGTTGTACCTATATTGGCATGACAGAACCCAGAGAGTTTATGCCAGTCGGTCCAACCCGATCCAGTCCACCAATGACGGCACCACGTACCTGTGCTATCAAAATAGCTGCCTGCTTCGTTTCCAGTCCCATAATAATATTGAACAAATCGAAAGTTACTATATTTTTCATTTTTCACAAAGCCGAATCTTGTAGGGTATCCCGTATCATTGGCTTGACCAATATCCATGAATGTAATACCTATTGGATATTCCTCACCGCTGACTGTCGCATCTTGAATGGCTTGATCCCCTGTTAGTTTGAATAAGCTTTCATTTGTGATCCCTGCTATTTGTTTACTAAGCGCATTGTCATTTTCCACAAGTGTGTCGACCATCCGGTTAAACAAATTGGCATGTGCTTTGTCAGAGGTTTCAAACGGTAAAGGTGATTTTATCTCCACTTCTTTTCCCTCCATTAATAAATATCATCAATCTCAAAAACAAATTCGATGTCGCCGTCTTTTTGTTTGTCTGTCATGGTGCGGATGGCGGTGAATTTGCCGTCTTCGTCGACAAGTGCTAGTTCGTTGATCACTTCTCCTGCCAGTTCTCCTTCGGCGATCGTGCAGGTGTAGCGGATTTTTGCTGGTTCCATGAAGGTAAACGAATCAATATTTTTTTGGACTAGTTCTTTTTTGAGTTTTTGTTCAGTGCCGTCTAGTGAGATCGGTTTTCCATCCTTCGTTCCCCCATTTCCAAATGCCATTTTGACGACTTTTGTGAGTTTTGTTCCTTCGGCTCTTGCCTTTGCCATTTGTTGACGTGCATACAGTGTTGTTACGGTTAATTGATCAGCCATTGTGATCCTCCTTATAAATCTATTTTTTTAGAAGTTGCTGCTAGCATTTTTGATCCGTCCAGCGAAACAGATCCATCGAGAATCCAGTAATGATCCTTGATCAGTAAGCTTCCATCCTGCTCAGTTTGGACGTGTACTGGCAGACGGAACGTCATCTTCTTCTTTGTTTGATGCTGGAGCTGATTTTTTGCGCGTAAAATCAATGCCGCTCCTTGCTTCGTTTCATGTACCGCTCCAGTCATGACATAGTTCATGCGATATGCTGTTTCTGACTGATGTTGAAGAGGCATCCTCATGTTTAATGAATGCCGAAAACGAGCAGGCACATCCGTTGCACCTCGCGTTCCGCTGAGATAAAACGTACCATTTAAGACAAATTCACCATTGAGTAAAATCGGGATATGATCGAAAAAACCCACTCTGCTTCGCAGTGTGAGCCTCCCGTGATGATCATTTTTTTCATGTACGTCGGTATGATGAAAAGCCGTGAACGTATAAGCCAAGTGCGCGGGCTTTAACGTTTCAAGTATTTCTACAATATATCTCGTGTTTTGCAGATCATCTAGGTTCACACGTAAGGCAAAGTGATAGCGATTGGTTGTGAGACGGATGACAGCACTTGGATTCTTGAGAAAGCGATTGACTGATTTCTCTAATGAAAGATACGTGATTGGCGGAATATTTGACATCATATTGAGTAAGCGTGCCCTTCGCAGTTCAATTGAATCATCTGATTCCCGCTGCACCTTCAGCATTCTTTCCCATCTGTTTAATCCCCATGTCGCAGTTAAAGGAAAGAACTGATCCGTTAAGTCGAAAATGGATTCGTCCAATTGCTCAAATTCCGGTGCCTCTGTCTTGAGCAGGTGATCCACTTCATAAATCTCTGTAAAATATGGCGGCAAGTAGTTTTTCATTTCATCCTGTTTGCTCAATAACCTTCACCTGCCTAAGACGCGGAATCTCAATGTCCTGTAATACTAAGTTTTTCGACTCCCCATTCAATAACACATCTGCATAATCTGACACACTTTCTGAATGGTACAGAATATCATTTAAGGCAGACATTCGAATGGTACTCTTTTCAAATGCGATTGATTTTAACAGCGTCTTGACCTTTTCTTCTATTTCTTTCTGAGCTCCTTCAAGGGTCCAGTCCATTTGAAGTTCGACAGCCACTTCTATGTCGATATCCAGCCATTTGGCGCTTTCAACGGTTGCTTTTGAGCCTATAGGCGCTTGTCCTTCTCCTTCACCTGGCACTGGGTCGATATATTCCTGTACTCTTTTGACAAGAAGGTCTGATGCAACATCTAGATTGCCATCTGTGATGACAATTTTGACCGTCCCTTCTCCGTTCCAAAGCGGGAACACTTTCGCTCTGCCAACACCGGGCACTTCTTCAGCCCATTTTTTATAATGCGCCCTGTTGGCACTGACAGCCTCCCGCCTCGCACGTATTAAATATCGATCATATAAAGAAGCGTCATCTTCCTCCTCTTGACCTGGTATCACCAGTTCTTTCATCTTAATCGATTCAAGTCCTGGAATTGTATCAAGTGACAGCAGCGGCTGATCTGTTAACTGAACATTGCCGGCTTTACCAGGTGTCTCGCATTCTAGCGTGCCATCCTTCGAATATTGGAAATAAACGTCTTCAATAAAAAAACGTGAGCCAGCTGGAATGTTGATATTTTCTGGCTGAATGGCCGCTGACCAAACTGCTTTAGTGGCTGGTTTTCTTTCAATTCCTACTTCAGCAGCCCGCCGATCTAGAAACTCTCCTTGTGCTGTATCTGCAAAGACCAGCTCAAACACTTGATCAAGCCAAATATAGGACTGGGCCAATTCAGCGGCAGCAGGTGCCAAGGCATTCCAAATGACGCTGTTTTCTCTTTTATCTATATCATCTGGCAGTCTATCCAGCATTCTTTCCATTAATGCTTCGTACGTTTGTTCCTCAAACATCGCCCTCCATCACCTCCTCTATTTCTAATGTGCCCTCATCTGTGACAATTGCTAGTTTGACATGAAATGAGTCATTTTGCTTTGTGACCTCTAACTCTTCAATATGGTCAATCCGCTCGTCAACGAGCAGTGCTTCCTCTAGCAGCCTTGGAATTTCCATTTCTTTGTATTCATCCGTGGCTTCTGTATCCGTCAACAGCTCCTGAATTTCAGTACCAATATCGTGGCTGTAGATAGGATGTGCATACCGCTCTGTCCTAAGTGTCATATAAACGAATTGCCGAATTGCCTCGATGCCTGAAATGGTTTCGCCTGTCAGCCTGCCAGTTTCAAAATCTATTCGATACGTCGTCGAGGTTTCGACCTCTTCATCTTCTTCTGTTTCCTCGATTTCTTCCTCTGGTGAAAGTGCCACGTTCATCACCTCCCTTACAATTTGTCGATGATGTAAAAAGACTGGCCTCCTGCCATTGCAAGCACCATAATACTGTCTCCCCTTTTCAGCTCATCATCCTCACCCTTATTTAAGCGCTTCGGCCAAATCAGTAATTCTTCTGGAATGATCAGCTTATGATTTTCATTTAATCGGATGCTCAGAGGGGAAACTGCCGTGACTTCTCCGATGACAAGATCAATTGGCGACTCTGCGTCTACTGCATTCACTGCCAATCGTTTAATCGCTTCACTTAATCTCACGCTTGATCATCCTTTGGCATGGAATTTTTCTCAACAACATCAATGGTCATGGTGTGTTTCACCCCACTGAATTCATGTTTGTCTTGATCGATCCAGTAAGTTTTTTTCACGTTGATTTCAGGAATTTTCAAATAGATTGGGAGACCGCTTTGCAGCTCAGGAATTCCTAGGGCTTGTATGCTTTTGACTTCTTGTTTGACGCCTTTTTTCTCTGCCAGCCGTACTTTGGCTCTTTTTTGCAGCTGCGGCTGGTTGATTTGCCCTGTGACTGTCTCAACATGCTGTAAAATACCGTATTTATTCTGACCGGCTTTATCCTGTTCAATCACCACAATCTCGGATTTACTGCCTTTTTTCTTATTCTTCCCCTGTTCATCAGCAGACGTACGCATCTTGACACGAGTGGCTGTCTCTTCAATCGAGGTGCTGTATTGATAACTGATGAGATTGACGCCTGATTCAATGACCCAGACGTCCTCTGGATCAGGCCAGGCTCTCAGCCCCATCTTGCCTTTAGCAGAAAAGATTTGATAGTTTCTTCCTGTTTGCCGCTTCGTTTCTTTCAATGCTTTCAATATCATGTCATACAGGCTCGTGTCATTTTTAAAGACTAGTGATTTTATGACATGTCCTGTATTGGAGATAGAAGTCATTGGAATTTGAAAGTCGGCTCCAATCCGCCTTAAGATTTGATCTGCTCTTTGATTTGAAAAAACATAGACATCTTGGTTTTTCACCAAATATTGGAGCATATCGTATGCAGTAAACGTCAGCTTTCCTTCAACCGGCGTCCGCGAAAAAACAATGCCTCTAAACAGCTCTTTTCCTTTCCATTTAAAAAGAACCGTGTCCCCTTCCGAGACACGGTAATATGTTTGACTGCCTTGTTTTGTGATAATATTTGCCTGAATTGAGCGAGGGGCTTGATACCTTTGCCCCTGAAGTGTCACACTCTCTGTGACAAGCTCATACATGGTGCCGCTTCTGATGGCAAAAAGCTCGATCAATGCCAGCCCCCCTATTGTGGTATTTTTAACCTTTGTCCAGGGAAAATCCAATGCCCCGGCTGCTTAATATTGCGTCTGCTACGTTTAATCATCGCTAATTTATTGGCATTCCAAATACGCCGCCATTTTGTACTGTCTCCATAAAACCTGCCAGAAATGGCCCATAGTGTATCCCCTTTTTTGACGGTGTACATTTTTGGTGGTGTTTTTGAAGGCCGTTTCTTTTTCGTTTGTTTTGCTTTTTTCTTACGTTTTATTTTCCTAGGAGATGCAGTTTTGTATTCCTTTAACTCGATCGTAAATTCACGATCTCCAATATCATATGACCCTTCCTTGTGGGTGAAGCTTTCAATGCTGCACGTCATATTGATTTTTGTTCCAGTTACAATCAACCGCACGGATTTCTTTGAACGCATCATTCGTTCAATTTTCGCGATAGCATTCTCTGGTGATGGAATGCTTTTATATTCAGCAATCGGCGAATATTTCTTAGGAAATAATGAGGTGAAAGATACTTGTTTCGCCGATGGTACGTCAATAAAGGTCAGTTCTCCAAAAGAGGCGACCTTTACTGTTTCATTTTGTACGTTGTTTGTGATTTCGAGTTCGGATGGAAGGACAGGGAATCGCAACTTGTCCTTTCCTTGGGAAATCCACAATTGATACACAGATTTACCCATCAATTACGACCCCCTTCGTTCCTGTATGAAGCTCTACTTCTAGTTCTTCTACAAGCATTTGTTTAATTTTTTCGACTAGCGATTGCTGATCTTGTCCATTATGGAAATGCTGATCTCCATTGAATTGAATCGTAATCTGTTTATTACCTGGCGATGTTGTACTGCCAGTAGACTGAGGTGAGGTAACTTGCTGCATCTGTGCTTCCGGTAAAGGAGCAGATGCATTTGATGGATCATATACTTGCATCCCAAGTGCCTTGGCTGCCTGCGTCAATAAATACCTTCCGCGAATGCCTCTTTCCTCTGGAATGATCCATTCGCGTTTATTTCCTTCACCGACTCTAGCCACCTGCTCTTGAGTAATCAATCCGCCATTTGCATAGCCTTTATAAGGTCCGCCTCTTCTCATACTTCGTAATCCCGGCGTGTTGAAGACTGTTCCATATCTTCCCTTAATGTAGTTAATAGCTGCAACGGCATTATGAATTGGGTTCCAAATGTCATTCATGCCTTTGCCTTTATTGGCGTTAAACGTCGTTCCAATGGTTTGCATTAAGCCTTTAGAAGGGGTTCCCTTTTTGGCGTTGGAATCCCATAAGTTGATCGCTCTCGGATTTCCACGTGACTCATGCTGCGCGATGGTCATCAGACCTGGAAGCCAGCTCATTGATGTACCAGTTGCCATGATAGCCGCCATGAGCCATTGTTTAATATTAAGCCCTGAAGCTCCCATACCGCTGAAGGCACCGATTAATGAACCAGCCTGATTTTCAGCAAATTTTTTCACATCAACTGAGTCGAGCCCTTTGACGACACCGATCGATGCAAATTTCCCAAGACTCATCATGACGCGTGAAGGGGAATGAATGTCTAATTCCTCTCTAAACGCCTGCTCTACTTTCTTCGCCATTTCTTTGGCCGCTTGCGTGACTTCGCTTCCTTTGGAACGCATGCCGCTGTTAAAGGCGTCAATCATTCCAGAACCCCAGCCTGGTGATTCTTGTTTTGCTTGCAGGAATGGTTGTTTGATGTTTTGATCTACGTATTGGCTCGTGCCAATTGATGTGGCATTTTGGCCTGCTGCAAAACCACTAACCGTTCCAGAACCCCAAGTGGGTGATGCTGTCATGACTTGTTGGTAGGGTGCTTTTACACGACTTTGCAAGAAGCTGTCTGTTCCTGTTGGTGTCATCTGCTGACCGTTTGCAAAGGCAGAAACCGTTTGCTGACCATACTTTCCTGAGTCTGATGTCAATTGACCAAAAGGCTGCTGAATATTCTTTTGTTTCCATTGATCAAGAGAGATGACTTTACGGTTTAACCCTTGTTCAAAATCGTCATTAAATTGCTCGCCAATGCTAGAAGCTTGAATGTTCGCATTCATTGAGACTGATCCGCCTCCGCTCATTGAACCTACAGAAGATGATGCAGTTGTAGGAGCTGGGGAGCTTGACACTTGAGTTCCTGCCGCTCCGCTCGGGACAACAGACATTCCAAGTTGAGAAGCAGCCTGTGCAAGCAGCATCTTACCGCGCCCTCGGTTATTTTGAGTTGGAATGACAAATTCGTTACCAGCTTCACCGACCCATGATAAGGTTGGCTGGGTGATATAACCGCCTGTTGCGTTATTATCAGCACCTCCAAAGACATGTTTCAATACAAAATCAACCCCACCGCCAGCCTTATCAAAAATCTTTTTGACCCAGCCAAACGCTTTAGAAAACCCATCACCAATAGCTTCTGCTACTTTTACAATTGGCTTTTGAATGTTTTCCTCAAACCATTTGGATAATCCATCCCATATATCTGTCACGACTTTATACGCTTCTTCAAACTTTTTACCGAAACTGTCTTTAATGGTTCCTACCGTATCTACAAGTGGATTCCACACATTTTCCATAAACCATGTCGATACCACTCCAAAGATTGATTGTATCTTTTTCCATGCATTTGATAATGCTGTCCAAATTCCTGTAGCGACTGTAACAACTGTGCTGCTTAGTGGCGTCCAGACGTTCTCGATAAACCAGCCTGCGACTGCGCTGAACGTTTCTTGAATCCATGTCCATGCATTGACTAGACTTGACCAAATGGTCGTGGCTACTGTAACGACTGTACCGCTTAACGGCGTCCAGACGTTCTCGATAAACCAGCCTGCGACTGTACTGAATGTTTCTTGGATCCATGTCCAGGCGTTGACTAGGCTTGACCAGATGGTCGTGGCTACCGTAACGACTGTACCGCTTAACGGTGTCCAGACGTTTTCGATAAACCAGCCTGCTACTGCACTGAATGTTTCTTGGATCCACGTCCAAGCATTGACTAAACTCGACCAGATGGATGATGCTACTGTGACAACCGTACTGCTTAATGGTGTCCAGACATTTTCTGTGAACCAAGTCGCAACTGTTGACCAAACTTCAACAATTTGGTCTTTGATTTCAATGGCTTTTTGGCCAATCTTTTCAAATCCGCCGCCATCAAACCATTTTCCGATCGTTTCACCGATAGATTCGCCGCCCATACTTCCAGCGATGCCGCCTACTAGACCACCGATGGCTGTACCTACTCCTGGAACTACGCTTCCAATAGCTGCACCTGCTGCTGCACCTGCCATCCCGCCGGCAATACCGCCTCCAGTCGTACCGATCTTTTCACCAGCATTCTCTTTTTTCATACCGATTAAATTTGTTGCACTAAGTAAACCACCTAGAATAGGTACTTTCTTTAATAATTTACCGCTCCCTTTACCGATATTTTTCATCGCATCCCCTAGTCCACTTAACCCCTTGCCACCTTTCATTAGACCCGTAAGCCCGCCAACTGAAGCTGCGATACCCGCACCTTTCTTTAGTCCACTAGGGATTTTCCCAAATAATTTACCTGCATTTGTTTTCAGTTTCCCTAATTTACTTGGAGGCCTTCTATTCATTTCGGTTCTTGATGTGGCATTTGGATTTGTTGATCTTCTCGGTGAACGGCCATTTTTCGCTTTAGTAGATCCTCGGCTGCTTATTCCTCTTGCACAACAAGGGCAACAACTACTGCGAAACAAACCTTTTCCACCTCGCGGCTTAGGCTGCGTTTTAGGAGCCGAATTAGATGGTGTTGATGTTGGTGCAGTTGTCGGTGCTGTTGTTGGTGCTGTTGTTGGCGCTGTTGTTGGTGCCGTAGTCGTACTGTTGTTTTCACTTGATTGATCACTTGTACCAAAGAGACGATCTAATCCAGTCTTCACCCATTGATCTAGTTTTTCTTCAGGATTAAATTTAATCTTCTCTTTAATTCTTCCGATCACATCTTGTTTGTACTCTTCTATTTTATTTTCAACCCAAGGAAGTGCTTTTTCATCCCAAAACTTTCTAGGACTCAATTTTTCCTTCACTTTGTCTGCAACGTCACCTGCATATTTTTGAATTTCTTTTAATCCTTTATTGGCAAAGCTTTGGAGCCAACTCTGTTTAGGTTCATCCGTTTTAACTGGCGTACTAGCAGCCTCAGGCTCTTTTTTTATGGTTTTTTCTTTCACAACAGACTCTGCCTGATCTCGTTTTTTCAGCTTACTTTTTGCATTGTCTTGAACAGACACTCTGATTTCGTGTTTGGACATCGTCAAGCTTTTGAGTGTCTTTTTGATTCGTTGAATTGCAGCCGTGGCTTGGTCAACCATGTTTAATCTCATATAGTACGTTCTGTTGATGAGCTGAAGGATTGATTTTTTGATCGATGACATTTTCGCTGACAATTGATCGTTTAGTTTAAACGTCAGCATAATGGGACTTGTCCCCATTTGTTTCAAACGATCTATGTTGGATTTAATGACATCCAGCCCCTTCGCTTGAAAGGATATGACCAGATGATCCGGTATTAGGTTTAACTGATTTTTTAATGCTTTTAGATCCCGATAGATTCCCTGATCCAGCCTCATAGAAAATACTGAAACTTTCCGCAGCGATAAAGTGAGGTTTCTTAATTTCTTTTCATCCATTTCCAGACTTATTTTCACTGGTTTTCTAAATGGTTTGAGCTGCTTCTCAAACGTTTGAAATCGTTTTTGAATGCGTAATAACTTCTTCGACACCCGGTCTTCTAATTCAAATCGAGCTGTAAGTTTCGCCATTTATTTACCTCCTTTCTTTGCTTCTTTTTCTAGCATGTCTAGCTTGTAGCTGATGAGTCCGAAAAGGAATGCTTTGAACGGTCTTGGTGATTCGTATAATTCCAGGAGTTCAGATGGAGAGTAGTGAAGTTCGTGCATTGCGTAATATAAAAACACCGCTTCTTTATCCCCATCTTTTATTAGTTTTTTGCTGCTTCTTCTAAATCTTCAATTTCATCTTCGAATCCGTTGATTTCGATCGCTTTGTTTAACCAGTTCGCATATTCACCGCCGACTGACAGAACACGTTTTGCTACTTCAACTGGATCTTGTGTGCTGTAGGCTTCTCTTAATTCCTTTGAGCGGAAATCTGGGTAAATCGTCGATTCAATCGCAATACGTGCGTAGAAGCGCTGGCTGTCTAAGTCTTTCACACGTCCTCTGCCTTTGACATTTTTGAAGGTTGTGTTTTCTTTTTCCAATTCATCAATACGTTCAGTTGTAATGGCTTTAAAGACAAAAGGAATGACATTCCCTTTTTTATCAACAAAACGCTTAGAAATCGGTACTTTGACTTCTTCCGCTTCTACTGTTTGTCCTGGCATAAAAAATGAAAGATCAAATGTTTGTTTTTCACTCATGTTTAAAAACTCCCTTTGTTATGTTTTTTTGAATGCAAAAAAGCACATCCATTTTTTGAATGTGCTTTCCAATCTTTTCATGTATAATTTAAATTGTACAATTGAACGGCTTGCTCAAGGGCGTCTGGCTCATCCCCGATAGGAAGGGGGTGATGCATATGTCAACATTTGAAGCGATTTCCCTTATGCTTTTATTCGGGATGTTTATCTTTACTTTGTTGACGTATATAGACAAAAAATAGACTCCCCCTTGAGCTGTGGAAGGTTAAAGGGAAGTCTACCTAAAGAACCTATTCGAAAAGCCAGCCCCTTGAAGGGCCTCATTGTACATTGCCGGGATGTTAGAGCATCCTGGCTTCTTTTTATTTTATGCAAATCGCTTTGCATGTAAACATATTTTAATGAATCGAATACAAGACGTAACCAGACGAAATGAAGACGGCTTCAAGACGGTTGTATTACAACTGTATTATAGCATATTCAGTTATTATTTTGCTAATTAATTAGCTAATTTCCTCCACTTTTCTTAGAATGTATTCTTCAGCTTTTCAGGCAGATCAAAGTCCTCGAATGTGAAAGGAACTTCTTCTTCAAGCGCCTCTGAATCAACATCCAATCCAGCGATTTTAGCAGAATCAAAGTTGACATCAAATAATGTGACACGCTCAGTGCCACGGCCTGATGATTTATCGTCAATGACAGCTTGAAGAGTGAAATATGGATCTTCTCCTTTTTTCACATAATTGAGCATTAATTGAACGAAACGGGACGTAACTTTATAGAATGTTGCCGTTCCTGTTCCGTTTGCTCCCGTTGTTTTATGTCCAGTCATTCGGCGGCCCATGACGTTGACTTCTGATTTGTTTTTCTCCACGTTTGCTTCGAAGGTTTTGATAAATGCAAGCTCCTCACCTTCTAAGAAAAGACGACCTTCTTTACCTGAAATTGTATTTTGCGCTTTAAAAGCCATCTTACTTCACCTCCACATTGAAATAGAATTTTTCTGCTGCATCTACTGGTTGTACCGCTAAATCGATGATAAATCCATCACGATCTTCATTGAGCCCGATTACGATATCTGTTTCTGAATTAAAGCCTGTAATGCCACTGCCATCTTGAAGCTGTGTGAGATACTGGGTAATCAGTGTTTTCACAAGCTGTACTCCATCATCTGATGCTGGAATGTCATTGCCATTGGCTTTGCGTAATTTAATCAGATTTTTTAATTCGAATGTTAAATCATTGTTGATCGCATCAAGCACACGAATGATTTTGTTTTTCGCCATTTGCTGGTTCTTTTCAGCTGTGAAGCTTGTCAAGGAGTTAATATCTTTTTCAACACTCACGGTACGATCTCTCGCATCAAAGGTGAAAAGGAACTCCCCTTGCGATAATCGGTATTCTACTTGATCATTGTCAAGACGTTCTAATGTATCGACCGCTCCTTCGTATTCAACAAAGGTCAGTGACTGATTGAAATTTGCTCCGGCACTTGCACCTGCGACCCATGCTGTTGTTTGTGCAGGTGTTAGTTCGGTTCCATCTTCGAGTACAACACCGCTTGTCACATTGATGATTCCTTCTTGGTCAGCTGCATAATTCGCCACAACCCCTTGCACCTTACGTCCTTGCTTATCACGTAGACGCTCGATAAATGAAGCGAAGGTTGCTTTTAATTGCTCACTATTATCGACTGGAAGAGCAATGACATCGAAGTATTCTGTTTCTGCTGCTTCTAGGAAAGCTGTATAATCTGCGACACTTGCCACGCCGTTTTTCCCGCCGCTTAGTGCCACACCTGCTGTGATGACGGCTTCACCTTCACCAGAAAATTGAACGTATTTGTTTTTCACAAGGTCTTTGACATCAGTGACGACCTGTTTATCCACAATATCTGTTCCAAGATAAGTGATCACATCGCGTTTTGTGCTATCAAGTACATTTTCTGCGACTTGTACTGTGATCTCATTTCCTTTTAGGCCGCCATAATTTGCTGTGACGACAAAATTTTCAGCAATTTCGGCTTTGGCCGGCTCTCCTTCATTTAGGCGGTAAAGCAAGACCGTTTGGGCTTTTTTCTTTGCTTCACGGAAAAGAAGAAGTGACTTATCATCAATGTTGAGTCCAACCTTTTTATTTAAATCTTCCATATTTGAAACGGAAATAAAGGTTTTGGGTTCTCCCCAGCTCATCACAAGGGGAAGTGCCACTGTACCTCGATCGCCTAAAGTAATTCGCTGCTCTGCTGTTGTTTTAAAATTAAAGTAAATACCAGGACGCTTTTTCTCTGTACCTGGTGTAAAAGTGCCTCCGTTCATCCTTTAAACCTCCTTGGACAAAAAAGCATTAATGTGCTTTTTCGCTTCTGTTTTTGTAATTGGTTGATGTTTGATATAAAAAAGAGCACCTTCAAGGATTTCTGGTTTGACCCCAAAAAGATCCTTACTGTGCTCCTTTAAGGCTTCAAATGAAAAGCCAAATTCTTTTTCTTCGCCGGCTGTTTGAGCGGGCTGTGCATGTTTAGTCTTGCTCACGTTTGATCACCCCATCTGAAAAGTTGATATCTTCAAGGCTTGCCTGTTTGTCACGGTTGTACCAATAGCTGCTATCCCACGTCAGGACAATCGCTGCTACGCCTTGATCTATCATTCTTGTTTCCACTCTCTTTATGCGGACATAATCATCAAGCACCTCTCCGTCTTCACTCATCATCTGAATGATTTGACGATCAGCAAGCAATGCATCAACGATTGTTTCTGCCGCATCATGTGCTTTTTCTGTATCAATATGAAAGACTTTCACTTGCAGCGAATAAGATTTCATAAAGGTAGAGACCGTATCTGGACCACTGATTACTGTCACAGGTGGCACATAAACGGATGGCACTTGAAAGCGTTCTGGCAAAAGACGATCATACATTGTCACAGGAAAGTGTGTGTAGATATAATGCATGATTGCCCCGACTTCTTGATTCATTCCATCACCTCCCAAAATGTCGATCGAACCAGCTTTGGAGCTTTCGATCCAGCGACTGTTCAAACATTTGCTCATAGAGCATGACAGCATGATCCCAGTAGCCATTGCCATCAATCCATTGAGAGGCAAGCATCATTCCGGTACTTGCATTCGGATCATATTCAAATCGGCTGCCAGTCCATCTGCCAGGCACCCATCTTCGCTCTCCACTTGAAGAAGTGGCATGTCCGTCATTGACATAGGAGGCATATTCAAGCTGCGTTCCCACTTCAAGTGTGAGACCGCCTTTTGAAATGAGAAAATGATTCTCCTTATCGCCTTGTGTAAAGGATCTAAGAAGCCGGCCTGTATCGACAGCATTCTCCTTGATTAATTCATCCTGAATGATGTCTAAAAACTGCAGGCCCATGTCCTCCAGCCAATCTTGATATTCTGCCTTTAAGCCGCCATCACACGCTGTCTGCAGCTGTGAGAGCAGCCGGTCAAGTCCATCAATTTTCATAGATTTTCCTTCCTGACTGCCATCACTTCAATGTGATGATTTTTCACTTTTTTAGGCTGCTGTAATTTGAGTGACACGCCATTCCACACCATTTTGTCATGCAAGCGAATATCACTTGCTAAAGGAAAATGGACAAGGTAGGATTGATAAATGACTGTATTCGGCTCTTCTTGCACAAGTGACTGGTTCTTTTCTATGACATAACAAGCTAGATCGGCTAGGCTGGGAGCATCGGGATAGGAAAGTGTTATTTGTAAATCATCAGCTGGAATTCCAAATTTCCCGCGGGCGGAATCCTGCTGTTCAAGGTGAAAAAGATCACAGCGGTCTGTTAATAGAGATTGATAGCTCATAATGATCTCACCTTTAGTTTGGCACTGCCGCCGGTCAATGTTGGTTCAATGTAATCTACAAGCAGGGCATATACATAGGGTCTGCCTTTCACTTGATCAGCTGCCTTCGCATATGAATAATCGCCCATTTTTTCTGACGTAAAGCCTTTCATCATAGATTCGTCATCATTCAGCATGGCAAAATATTGGGCCATTTTTAATAATGCGATTCTTGCTTTTTCAGGGAGGGGCTGATATTTTTCGCTTGAGAAATCGTGACCTACGATCTGAAATACCGCAGCTTCTGCTTCGATAATATCTGCTGTCAGTCTTTCCACAGATCGATTTTTCACACGATCAAAGACAGAATAGGCTTGCAGTTCTTCAGCAGAAATGATCATGGCCTTCCGTCACCTACTCTTTCACTTTCATCACTTTTGCTACAGCATCCTCTTCCTCAAATTTGCTGTCTAGCTTCGCTGTGAGGACAATAATAAATTTACGGCTGCGAATATCTTTTTCTACTTCAATTCGAATATTACGAGAGAAACCTACGATAATATTTTTAGGGTGTGTCAGCAAAATATCTGATACGTCTGTTCCCGCTTCGTCATATGGCTGCATATTGGCAAGACCTTTGACCGGCACACCGAATGCAGAAGAAAGTCCGCCTTGAATGGCCGCATCTCCAAGGCCTGTCTGACGGTTTGCTACTTGATCCTTCCACTCAACCTCTAAGCTTGGAGATGTGTAGAAACGGAAATCCTGAGGTACACGTAAATATTTTGACGGCATCGCTTTATAGGCTTGCTTAAACATTTGGCGGCTGATTTCCGCTCCGTTTGCATCTACGATATGAGAGACTGCTTGTTTTCTCACGCCATCCATTTGAGCTAAAAATGGATCTGCTGAAGTCGTATCGCCATTGACGATGAGCTCTTCAATGTCAACGGCTGCTCGTTCAGCTAGCATTTGCATAATCGTCTGCTGAATTCCGTCTTTCTCAATATTGTTTTCAATGCTGTCGTAGGTCATATGAATCTCTGCGATGACCTCTTTCGCATTTAGCTGGACAGTGCTTGTCGCTGGGACAACACGGTCTTTCGCATCAAGTGCTTTGCCTTCTTCTGCTGGGCGCAAAATACGCTGGCCAAAGCCGATTTTTTCGATTTTTTGTGAATCACTTTCCATTGGAATAATACGTGCATCATTTAAAACGGTTGGTGTATTTTGCATCATTCTAATGAATGTGTTGGATTGGGTTGCGTTCATGAGACCGCCGGTTTTTAAGCTGGCAAGTGTCATTTCGGCCTTGCGAATCAACTCTTGATTTCTCACACTGTTTCCTCCTTATTTAGGCTTAAAGTAAGCCATCCCATATGGGCTTTGTACTGTCGTTTTGTGTATCGTGGATTGTTTGTTTTGACATACCGCGCGCTTTTTCAAGCAAGTGAATCCGCTCTGAAATAGGCAAAAGCTGCTGCTGAAGCACTTGCTCAAGCGCTGCTTTTTCTCTGCTGGCTGATTTCTCTAAGGAAGAAAGCTGATGATGAATCGGTGCAACGACTTGCTCAAGCACCTTTTGGACAGGTTCTTCCTCTGTTTGATCTGTTTCCTGCTGTTCTGCCTGCTGTAAGACGTTTTCAATGGCCATTTTTGCTTTTTCAAGCTCTTGTACTTGCTCCGTTGTCAGAGCGGCATCTTGTTTTTGTACGGAGGCTGGCCTTTCACCAATCGTTTGGAGCACATCCTCTGTCTTCAAAATGTCCTGCACGATTGGCAGCAATTGCTCAAGCGCTGATCTTACACCCGCCTCATCACCATCACTTGACTGTAAGGCTTCCAGCAGATGGTCTAAAACGCTCCAAAAATGTTGTGACATGTTTGCACCTTCCTCTTTCAAAAAGAAATTTTTCAGCAAAGAAAAAAGCCCTCTCTCATTCGTGCTTTGAGATAGGAGCTGATCTTGTTCTTCTATTGCTACGATGTCTGCCGTTCCAGCCATTGAATACCCTGTAATGTGGCCTTTCTGGATTTGATCCCAAATCTCTTGGGAAGCCTTTGTTACAAGTACCCAAGATCCTTTTCGAATCAGCTCACCGCCTACCTCAAAATCAGCGGGGGCAATGTATGATTCAACAACCTCGCCCACACCATGTTGAAAATCATGCTGCTTGTCAATGCGGCGGGCATCCTTCATAAAACCATGTGCCGCTCTTTCAATTTCTTTGGCAGACATAAAGTCTTGGTGTGCATCAGGTGTATTCGGTTCATACACGACACCATACACAAGACGATGAGCATCTTCTGCCTTTGTCAGCACACTAACCTCCTTTTGAAAATCAGGCTGGCTTTTCTTTGCCTTCATCAAAAAGAATTTCTTTTTGTTTGCGGCTCTGTCCACATAGGAAACATGCGTAATTTTTGCGTTTTTTAATTCTCTCGGCATATGTTCACCCCCTTTCAAAAAAGCGCATGCGCTTCGGTTTATTTCTTCAGCTGATTCGCCTCTCGTTGAGGCTCTTGTTCGGCTGATGTCATGCGGCTTTCTAAAGGTCTGTAATAGAGATCCTCCGGCCATTCCTCTAACGTTTTCCCAAGGATACGTCCTGCTAGATCTCGCAAATCGTTTGGTGACACTGCCCCAGCCTGAATAAACGGTGTCAGAACCTTGGCAATCTCTAATGGATCTCTAAAGTCAGGACCATTTAATAGGAAACGAACATGCCAAATATCAAGATCCGGCAAGAAAAGGGTATTGAGCTTTCCTGTGATGAGATGCCGTTCAGGCTGAAATACCTGTTCTTCTGTTGTTTTTCGCGCCGTATCGGCTGTCGCTTTGTTATAGTCTTGAGACTCACCTGTGTAAATAGGCGGCAGGCGAAAAGCAGAGCGGATTTTGTTTCTTGTTTTTTCATCGTATTCTAAAAAGAGTGCATCTTCTTGCAAGATCTCTGCTAGGGATTTGAAGTTCACTTTGACATTTGAGACATCTTCTTCTCCAGTTAACCCTTTTTCCGTCGGGAGACCTTCGACTTCAAGCAATAGAAATTTATGTGCATGATCAGAGCCTTCGATATCGTCCATATAATCCTGAAGCTGCTGATAGGAAGACTCAGACAGCATTCCATTTTCGACAATGATGGCACCAGGTACATGCCGCCCTTGTTTAAAATAAAGATAGTTCAACTCTTCTGCCTTGCGTGCCCCATACATATTGACGATGTTGCCAATCCAGCGGGGAATCCCATACGTTCCACTGCCGATTTTAAAATGAATCACTTCTGTTGCGCGCAGCGGCTCTGGGGTGGTGTCATCGTATTTGCCTGTTTCACAATGTAAAATGCGCGGATCACCATACTCCTTGAAAAAGACTTTCTTTTCATTGATCACCTGCACATATTTACGGAATCGTTTCTTTCGATTCATTGTTTTCAATTCGCCGTTTTCTGTATACCGGAATTCAACATCAACTGGCTCACTAAGCTTGCAAATACGGATATGGAGCGCATCTAAATACTCGATTCCTGCCGGCTTTCCCTGACCATCTCGGAGAACCTCTAAAAAACCATTCCCCGTTTTCTCCCGGTCTTCGATGACATAGCCAAGCACCACATCAGCAGACTCATCATAGTTCATGTATTTCGTAAACTCTTCAAGTCTTGTCCATTCCTTCTCTGCTGCTTTCTTTTTTGCCGGTTTCACACCTTCTGCATTAAAGTCAAAGGCATATTCTACACCAAAACCAAAGCCTAAAATATTGGTCTTATACGCATCAATACATTGCTGAAGAATGGTTGAATATTCTGCCATGCTTTTTAATTCATTGATATTGTAAGGCGGGGGAACAATATCATCTTTTTCGTAGGAAAATTCATCTGCATACATTTGTTTTGTATGATCAGACATGTTTGCCTTCATAATGGTTGCTTTCAATTGTTTCATTGTATGGACCTCCTCTCTCTGTTTGGACGGACACGCTCTGAGGCGGTCTGTTTCAAATCTGTCACTTCATAATCATCCAGCGCATACCAGATGGCTGATAAAGTGTGCGGATCGATTTGAAATTCATCTTCCTCTAGACGTCCATCCTTATCTGCCTTATAGGTTAGTGATTGAAGTTCATAGATGGTATATGGACAAGCATCAGAACAAATAATTTTCTTAAACCGTTTGATTTTTTTTGTATACTGCAAACGTGAGCCTTGGAACTTATGTGCCGCTACCATTTGAAAGCCGCGCTGCCGAAAATAGTGAATGGTTTTAGGTTCGGCTGCGTCAGCTTTAATCAGTTCCTGTGATTCAATGAACTCTTGCAGGTCAGTGGCTGTTTCATCATCTGTTTTCCCGCGGTCGTAATATTCCCAATAAATATATAAGTACTTTTTTTCATGATCGACAGCTAACCGAATGAGCGCATTGTATGATTCAACAAATCCAAAATCCATGCCTGCTCGTTTCAGCGGTCTGTCAATCTGCTGAATGGCTTCTAATACATCAGAATGGCTTCTCACCTCAAATTGAGGAAAAACCTTTGTGCCATTAATGCCGAAATACCCCTTCCTCGCAATACGATAGAGATCTGTGTCATACTCTTTCAGCTCATCCAGCTGCTTCACGTAGCTTTTAGGAAGGAATAGGTTATCTTCCGCCGTGGAGTGATGGTAATACGTATCCTTGATGACAACGGTTCGCTTTTTGTATAATGTTTCGTCATCTAAAACAAATCGCTTCAGCTGTTCATCTCGAAAAAAATGTCTGTACGTCCAATTATCCTGACCAACAGGATTGGTCGATAACATCATATAAAGCGGTAAGGACGGATGCCTCAGCCTTCCAAGCAACTCTTTAAAGCCTTCATAAGAAACCTCTGAACATTCCTCAATCCAAATGATCGAGATGTTGTTGATCGATTTCAATTTTTCAGGCTTGTCCAGTCCTTTAAATAAGATGCTGCTGCCGTTTCGAAACGTTAGTGCAAGCGGCGAACTTCGGCACTTCACCACGTGGTCGATGCCGAGGTCGCTAACGATTTCTTGTAATAAAGAAAAGGTTGATTCGCGGTGCGTATCATACACCTCTCGAATGACAAGTGCTGTCCGCTTTTCTTCCAGCAGTTTTAAGACAAGCTTTAAAGCAATGTGATAGCTTTTGGAGGAGCCATAGCCTCCGACTAAAAATTGAAACTTTTGATTCCAATCGAATAGAAAGTGTTCAAAGTGAGGATTGACTTCTTTTTCAATCAATGGCGTCATGAGTCGTCCTCTTTTCGCTTGATCATTATTTGAAGATCTTCCTCTTTTTCTTCACGCACTGCCTTTTTTGTTTTTTCGATCGTCAGTTCAATTTGCTTCAGCCTTAATCTTCGTTCATCCTTTGCATGTGCGAGCTCTTCAAACTGTTTTATTAGACGCCTGAGTTCACCCATTGCACGGGATTGTGCATTTAAAAACGTGGCATGCCGATCCCATGAAAACTGAAACGAGTATTCTTCTGAGGTCATGTCTAGTTCTGTCTGAATGCTTTCGCCTGTTTCTTCTAATGAAGAAGGCATGTATGCCGCCTTTTTCAGCTCTTTGATCATGTCCTCCTGATCTGCTACATACATGATTCGCTGCGCCCGAATAATGGCTGCATATTGAATTTGAATTTGGTCCCAGATTAAATCAAGCGATGTGCGTCCATCCATTTTCTCCATGATTTCAATCGTTTCATCTGAAAGAAATTGATTGAAAATCGAGTGTGCTTGCTTTGACGAAGTTTTTTGTCTTTGCCATCCGTATCGTCTTTTCCACGATTTGACGGTATGGATCGAGACATTGTAATGATCAGCAATTTGCTGGTACGTCATCCCCTTCATATAATCCTGCTTGGCCTCTATCCGTTTATCTTTCATTTACATTCACCTGCCGCCTCCTTTTAATTCGAATGATTCCCCCTGAAGGAATCATTTGTGTAGGGCTAGCAAACATTCGTTTGGTCTTTCTAACTATAGGTGGCAACTGTAAGACAAGCTTTAGCTGATTTATTTTTGAACAGAAAAAACACCTATTCAGCAGCTCTGAATAGGCGTTCTTGTACTTTTTTGGACATTTTCGTCCGCGCTCTTTCCATATGTTTTTGCACAGTTCCTTTTTTGACATCCAGCATGTCCGCAATCTCGCTAAACGATAACCCTTGTGTTGTGTGCATAAAGAATACGTCCTTTTCTCGATCTGTTAAAACAGACAAAGCGTCATCAATTCTTTTTTTGTCTCTCTCACTGACTTCTCTTTCTTTCTCTTGAATAAGGGTATATTCATGTGATAAAGCCTCTAACACTTCTGGATTTGCGAGAATGGTACGCTGATAGACTGAACGTCTGTCTAATCCTCTGCGCGCGCCTGGCTCTCTTCCGATTTGAAGCCATTCTACTACGTATTCCAGATCGCTTACCATACTGGCAATCATTTTTTTATCATGCTTGTCTTGAACGGACAGCTGATGTTCTTCTTTTTCTTTAAATGGTTCATATTGTTTTCTAGCATTCTTTAAAGCTCTTTTATATTCAATGAGTAAATCTTGCATATTGGCTCTCTCCCTTTTTTAAGAAAATAAAAAACGGACACCAATCAGGCCCCCTTTTAGCAGGGTCTTGATCAGTGTCCGCAGGCTTTCCGTCTTGGACATAATATTGTGCTTTGATGTGTTCAGTCAGTTAGCTGATTTTAAAACCAATCTCGTGATCTACTCTTGCAAAATGACCTTTTGCCGTTTGAATAATGGTTTTTCCATGCTCAGGTACATCCATTTTATAAGCCGTTCCTACATTCCCATCTAACACGATGACTTGAATTTTTCCTTTTTCCATCTCACCGACAAATGTTTGGTTTTCTTGAATGAATAATTGTTTTGGCTCGTTCATATGCTTGTCTCCTTTTTTGGTGATAGCCTCGTGCCACCACCTACCGTATTGATAATGATTTCAACTCTTGGACACATACTATAAAACTGAGAAACTCTTAAATCGACCATCTGCAGAGGGACTTCATCGGCTATAGAATGAAGTGCTTCTTGAATATGCTGTAGACTTGGCTGTAAGATGCTGACGTGTACCGGGCGTATCAACCCTTTTTCTGCGTATGTACGCTTTTTTTGGCAGTCAGCTATATCAAACGGCATGTGATCAAATAAACGAATTTCAAGTGATAGTGCGCCTTTTAATTTTTGCGGGCATTGCCCTTTTGCAGCTGATCGTATTCTTTTCATCAATGTCTCTTTTGTTAACAAATGCTCATGTTCAATGATTAAATGGATGACCATGTTATGATCTCCCGTCATCCTTTGCCCACTGGCGGATGTCTTGTTCGTTTTTACTCGCTTTGAGCAAGCATTTCAAAAATGTCATGATTTGCTTCCATCGTTTCACGTTGACCTGATTCCTCCTTTTTTGTATCATCAACCTTAGCTTCCAGGAGGGTCATATATGTCTCTTTCTCTTCTGATGTGGCAAAAACAAACATCGGTTTCTGATGATGAAAAGCGATCCAGCCACCAGCTTGTTCTAAACAAAGCTGCGCTTCTTTTCTAGCATCAAACGTCAGCTGATGTCTCATCTTCTTCAGCTCCCTCCAAGCTGTCCTCAATTTCTGTTTGGTATCCATATCGTTTCACGTCATATAACCAATAACTTTTTGGATAACCAAAGTCACTCATCTGAGTCACCATTGGATGTTCAATATTCATTCTGCTCGTCTCCCCTTTTCTAAGAACCGATCTTCTTTTAAAAAATTACTCTTTCCGTGTAACTTTTGACCAAAAAAAAGCTCTTGAACCCCGGTATTCAGCAGATCTGCAATATGCTTTGCTATTTCTAAGCTAGGCTTCGTTCTGCCCATTTCGATATTCGCATAGCCGCTTGTGTACTTATATCCCAATTTTTTCGCCATATAGGTTTGTGTTTTACCTTGCAATATGCGCTCTTCTCGTAAATTTTCAAGTTTCAT